AAAAGACAGAGCGCGGCAAATGGGAGACGGCCAATAGCGCGACGCACGCCTTCATTGAGTACGACGGGCCAGAGGCTCCGCAGCGTCAAGGCTTCGCTGGCGTTCCGGCTGGCGCGCTGCAAGAGGCCCTGTCTACGTCTGACGAGATGAAGGCGATCCTTGGCATCTATGACGCCTCGCTCGGCGCCCGGTCTAACGAGACCAGCGGGCGGGCGATCATGGCTCGCCAGCGGGAAGGGGACGTGTCCACGTTCCACTTCGTGGACAACCTGTCGCGGGCCATTCGCCACGCCGGGCGCATCCTGATTGACCTGATCCCGCACGTGTACTCGACAGAGCGTATCATCCGCGTCATGGGCGTTGACGGCTCGCCCCGCAATGTGCCGATCAATCAAGAAACGCAGGCCCTTGACGAAAAGGGCCAGCCGGTTGTTGACGGCGAGGGGCGGCCTATCCCGGCGGTGTACGCGCTGGACGCTGGCAAGTATGACCTGATCGTCGCTGCTGGACCGTCCTACACGTCACGCCGCGAGGAAGCCGCCGAACAGATGACGGCGCTGATACAGGCGTTCCCGCAAGCCGCTCCGCTGCTGGGCGACCTGATCGCCAAGTCAATGGACTGGCCGGAACACGAGGAAGTCGCCAAGCGCCTCGCCGCGCTGAACCCGCAAGGCCAACAGCAAGGCATCCCGCCGGAACTGCAACAGCAGATTCAGCAAGGTCAGGCCATGATCGGCCAGCTCCAGGCGGAAAACGAGGCCATGAAGTCGGACCAGTCGCTGAAGGCGGCGGAACTTCAGGTGAAACAATTCGAAGCCCAGACCAAGCGTTTTGAGGCTGAGACCGACCGCGCAAGGGTCGAACAAGAAATGCGGATGACCGCATTGGGCCAAGCCACAGCGCAGCCCCTGATCTAACCCCCAAAGGGACACCATGGAAAACGAGACCAATCCGGAAGCGGAAGCCCCGGAAGTCGAGGACGTGCAGGACGATCTGGACGTTGAGTTTGACGGCGACGCCGACGAGGCAGAGCCTGAGGACGATACCGAAGAGGTTGACCTAGACGGGGTAAAGCACCGCATTCCGAAGGCGCTCAAGGGCGCGTTCCTGATGCAGGCGGACTACACCCGCAAAACGCAAGAGATCGCTGAACAGCGCCGGGAATTGGGCGAAAGGCTGGCCCAACAGTCTCAGGTGTCCGAACAGATCGTGCAGGCCAAGGCCCGCGTGGTCATGGTCGAGCAGCAACTTGCGGACTATGAGACGATTGATTGGGACGGCTGGGAACAACGGGTCTCCGCTTTTCGTGCTGCCGGGCAGTACGATCAGGCGCAAGAGGATGCCCTTGCGCTCCAAAGCGCCCTTCGCAAGCATCAAGCCTTGAAGGAAGCCCGCGCCGAGGCTGGGCAGTATGTCCAATCGGCGCAACAGGAAGCCTCACTGGTCGCGGCACGCGAAAGCGCACGCCAGGCACAGGAAAGCATGGCTTACCTTGAAGCAAACAACATCGCCCTTACCCCTGATCTGGCTGGCAAGCTGATCCAGTTTGGAACGCAGTTTGGTTACAGCCCGCAAGAGCTGAACCAAGTCACTGACGCGCGTTTCATCGTGGCCATGCACCGGCTCATGGAGCTGGAAAAGGGCGCGAAGACGAACAAGGCCGTTCAACAGGGCCTCAAGGCTCAATCGGTGCAACCGGCGCAAAAGGTGCGCGGCGCAAATAGCGCCCCGTCCGGCAGGCTGGATGACCGGGCGAGCGTTGATGCCTGGATGAAGGCCCGACAAGCACAGGCCGCCCGCAAGCGCGGCTAACCCCCCATCAGCGTCGAGAGACGCCGACCCTCCCTTAGAAGGAACTTTTCGTCATGAGCAATGCGCTTCTGACGCCGACCGCCGTCACTCGCGAAGCCCTCCGCGTGCTGCACCAGAAGCTGACCTTCATCGGCAGCATCAACCGTCAGTACGATGACAGCTTCGCCAAGTCCGGCGCCAAGATCGGCGATAGCCTCAAGATCCGCCTGCCGAACCAATACACCGTCCGTACGGGCCGTGTAATGTCGGTGCAGGACACCAACGAAACCAGCGTCACGCTGCAAGTCGCCACTCAAAAGGGTGTTGATCTGGCGTTTACGTCGGCTGACCTCACCCTGTCGCTGGACGACTTCTCCAAGCGCATCCTCGAGCCCGCTATGGCGGTTCTCTCGGCGGCCATCGAGAGCGACGCCCTGTCGATGCGTCGGGACGTCTACAATCAGGTGGATAACACCGCTGCCGCCATCACCTTCGCGAAGGTTCTGGAAGGCCGCAAGAAGCTGGAAGACAGCCTGACCCCGGCTGGTGGCCGCACGGCCCTGCTGAACACCCTCGACAACGCCCGCCTTGTGGACGCCCTTAAGGGTCTGTTCCAGGACGGTCGCGAGGTCGGCAAGCAGTACCGTGAGGGATACATGGGCTACGCTTCGGGCTTTGAGTTCGCCGAAAGCACCCATCTGTCGACGCAAGATCGCGGCGCCGGCAACGCCAGCTACGCGGTGACGACCACGGTTTCGACCCAAGGCGCCACTTCGGTTGTGCTGAAGACCGGCACCGGGGCCATTCAGGCGGGCGAGATCATCACCTTCGGGTCGGTGTTCTCTGTTCACCCTGAAACCAAGGTGTCCACGGGCATCCTGCAACAGTTTGTCGTCACGGCTAACTACGCGGGCGGCGCTGGCACCATCAGCGTTTCCCCGGCCATGCAAACGACCGGCGCCACGCAGAACATCTCGGCCTTCCCGCAAGCGGACGCTGTTGTCGCCATTTCTGGCACGGCTTCGACCAACTACGGCCAGTCGATGATGTACCACAAGGATGCGTTCACCTTTGCGACCGCTGACCTTGTGATGCCCAAGGGCGTCGATTTCGCCGCGCGTGAAGTCTACGACGGCATTTCGATGCGCGTCGTCCGTAACTACGACATCAACAACGACATCCTCCCGTGTCGTCTCGACGTCCTGTACGGCTACAAGACGCTTCGCCCTCAACTGGCAACCCGCCTTGCCAACTCCGCTTCGGTCTAAGGAGATCACATCATGGCTGTGAAGCAACTTTCTGACGGCAATCCGGACGGCACTACGCTTGGCCAATCGGCCACCGACCTGATCGCCTTTTACGGCAGCACTCCGCTGGCCCGTCCGGCGGGTGCGGCTCAAGCTGCGGTGACTGATTCGTCGGGTGGCACTGCCGCTGCGACCAACGGCATCGCCGCTCTGACTGGCACCTACAACAGCACCATCCTTGCCAACGCTATCGCCACCCTCGCCGCCCAGGGCAACGCCCTGCGTAACGCTCTGGTGTCGCTTGGCGCTATCAAGGGCGCTGCGTGAAACTACTCGTAGCTATTCCTGCCTATGACGGCGGGATTACCGTGGAAACGGCGCGCTCCCTGCTCAATGAGCAGGGGGCTGCGGCTCTCACGGGTGTTGAATTTGAGGTCGCGTTTCTTCCGCGATGCAGCCTGATCACCCAGGCGCGCGACCAACTGGCCAATCAGTTCATGGCCAGCGACGCGGACAAGATGATTTTCCTCGATAGTGACGTTGCATGGGAGCCGGGCGCAATGCTGCGACTGGCCAGCCACGACGTTGACTTCGTTGGGGGCGCCTACCGGCTAAAGCAGGACGCGGAAGCCTATCCGGTGACGTGGCTGGAGGGCGAGGAGCTTTACGCGGTCAACGGGCTGCTGGAGGTCGAAACCCTGCCCGGCGGCTTCCTGTGCCTCTCCAAGCGGGTCTTTGAGACGCTGGCCAAGCCGGAACACGTCTACTCGCATTTTGCGTTCACGGGCTTTGCGTTCTTCCACGTTCCTAGAGGGGGCGGGGAGGACACGCGGTTCTGCCTCGATTGGCGGGATGCGGGCGGCAAGGTGTGGCTGGACCCTGAACACCGGCTGACGCACGTCGCGGGGTCGAAGTCCTACACCGGCCACGTTGGCGAATGGATCAAAAATGGCTCTAACCACCTACAGTGAGCTGAAGACGTCCATTGCGTCATGGCTGCACCGCACTGACCTGACGTCGGTGATTCCTGACTTCGTGACCTTGGCTGAAAAGGCGTTCGGCACGGGACCGGAGGCGATCAAGTCGCCCCGCATGATGACGCGGCTCGCGATCACCGTTGATGCGGAATATGAGGCGGTCCCGTCCGATATGGTCGGCATCGTGTCTCTGACGCTGACCACGAACACGGACATTTACCCGCTGGACAACGTGACGCCGGAAAGCCTCGCGTTCCTGCGTGCGACGACGGACATTCAGGCGGCGTTCCCGCGCTCGTTCGCGATGGTCGGCGATGATTTCCGTTACTCGCCGGTTCCCGATCAGGCCTACACGGGCGAGCTTGCCTACTACGCCGCGATCCCGGCCCTGAGCGATAGCAACGCATCCAACTGGGTTTTGGCCAACTATCCCAACGTCTACCTCTACGGCTCGCTTTTGCAGGCGGCGCCGTACCTGGTGGACGATGAGCGGGTTGGGCTTTGGCAACAGCTTTATCAGACGGCGTTGGCGGGGCTGATCGCCTCTGAGCGGCGCCGGCAAGGCGTGATGTTCACGCCTCAATTCACCGCAAACGACATCATCCCGACGCGGCGGGGCTACTTCAACATCACGACGGGGCTCTAAATGTCTCACTCTCCTCAAGGGGTGGCGGTTCTTACCGCTGTTCTCACACGCCCTGCCGATACGACGGCCTACACGGCTAACGATCTGGTTGCGCGTCAGACGACTGTTGTTCCGGTCAACTCGCCTGCAATCGTCAACGCGGTGGCCATGAAGGGCGATGCGTTCCGGCTGGACCGGGTGCGGCTTCGCAAGTCCAGCATCTCGCTGACAAGCGCCAGCTTCCGGGTGCATTTCTTTGACCGGCTTCCGACGTGGACGGTTGGCGACAACGGCGCCGGGGGTGCAATTGGCGCGCTGGCGGTGGCTGACATGGCCGGGCACTGTGGGTTCGTTGACGTGACGATGGACCGGGCTTCGGCCACGGCCGGGGCCTATGGCATGGCCAACCCGTCGTCAGGCGCCATCACCATCGCCCCCCAGGCTGACACGACCATTTACATCGCGGTGCAGGCGACGGCGGCTTACACGCCTGCCTCGGCTGAGGTGTTCACGGTTGACGTTGAGGGCATCCGTCCTTGACACCCGCAAGCATCATCCCGGTTTTCGGATCGCAGCGGCCCTACGCCGATCTGAACTTCGCGGGCGGATCATTTGGGCTGGACGGTCGGTCGGTGAGCGACCTGACTGCGCTTCCCGGCTTTACGTTCACGCGTGCGTCCCTCGCCATGGGCTACGACGGGACGGGGAAGCTGGTCTATGGGCCGAATAATCTGCTGCTGCAAAGCCAGACGCTAGACAACGCGAGCTGGACGCTAAACAGCGCGACGATTACCGCGAACGCCGTTGCGGCGCCAGATGGGACGCTGACGGCGGACAAGCTGGTAGAAGTCGCGGCCACCACGAACCATTATGCCCTGCAAGTGGTCACGACTTCTGCAAACCAAACAGTAATTAGCACTTATGCTAAGGCCGCTGAGCGGTCTTTCGTGCTGGTTTACCACAACGTCAGCGCCTCCGGTCGGGTGTTCAATCTTTCAACGGGCGCGTTGGGTGGGACTGGCGGCGCGGCGGCTCCGCAAGCATCGGCTATGCAAAGCGTCGGCAACGGCTGGTATCGGTGTTCGATTACGGTAGCAACGACTGCGGCGGCCAATCAGGCGCGACTGTACGTACTTGCGGCGGACGACGGTTCGACGTCCTATGCAGGCGACGGCACCTCCGGCATCTTCCTCTGGGGCGCTCAACTCGAGGCCGTCACCTACCAGACGACCCCCAGCACCTACTACCCGACGACCACGGCGGCATACTACGGCCCTCGCCTTGTCTACGACCCGGTAACGCTGGCCTCGCTGGGCATCCTCGTGGAAGAGGCGCGGACTAATAGCCTGATCCAGTCTAACGGGTTTACCAATGTTGCGTGGCAGGACGCTGGGCCAAATCTGGCCACGGCGGCGGCGGCAGTAAGCCCCGATGGGACAACCAACGCGAGCCTTATCACCGCGACGGCCACCAACAGCATCATGCGTGAAGCGCGGACGCTGGTAGCTTCGACGGTCTACACGGGCGGCTTTTTCCTGAAGGCGGGGACTTCGACCCGCTCGCGCATTTTGATCCGCGACACGACGGCGGGGACCAATTTTGCGGATGTGACGTTTACGTGGTCGGGCGGCGTGCCAACTGTCTCGGGCTCACCGACTGGAACGTGGACAATCCAATCAGTCGGCGGCGGCTGGTATCGCATCACGGGTTACGGCAGCACGGGGGCGACGCCGACGCCTTTAGTCACCTTCGCTCTTCTGCCTGACGACCTCGTGGGTACGGGAACGGTCTATTGTTACGAGGGATCGCTTGAAGCCGGAACCGGCGCATCCTCCCCCATCCCAACCACAACAGCGGCGGTAACGCGGGCGGCGGATGCGGTGACATTTACCGGCCTGTCGGCTCCTGCGCCGTACAGCGTGGTGGCTGAGTTCAACATTCCAAGGGCGATATCGAGTATCGACCTTACCAACTGGGGAACACTGGCGAACGGCGGTGGCATTTACACTACACCGAACGGGCAGGCGTTTGTCCGCGAAAGCAACGCGACAACAGCAAACGTCTCGGGGGGCGCGCTGTCAGCTAACGTGACGCAAAAGGTGGCCGCCCGTTACGCCATAAACGACGTCAACGCGTCGGTGAATGGCGGCATCGGAACCGCCGATACGTCCGTGACGCCGCCGACTATGACTAACATCGGTCTAGGCCCCGTGGTGTTCCAGTTTGGCGGGCTTTACCCGAACGGGACGTTCTCCCGCATCCGCATTTACAACCGCGCCCTCCCGGATGCCCAACTGCAAAGCCTCACGACATGAGCTGGAATCCTGCGCTGATCGACGGGCCTATAACCGTCTACACCTACGGCGAGCCCGACGCTGATGGCGTCCGCCCTGTCACCGGGACCATTGAAGGCTATCACCTGAACGTCGCTCCATGGCTCGTGACTGAGGAGCTGGCGTTCTACGCCGTGGTCCCTGAGAACCCGGTGCGGATCTTCGCGGGCGGCTCTACCGGGTGGCTGAAGTTCCCCGATGAGGCGACGGCGCGGGTGCTGTTGGCTGATTACTGGATCGACGACGCGGCCTAGCCGCTCTCTGCACAACCTGACTGCAAACACTCGCAACCGCGAGGGGATGACCTATGGCTGACAGCACGACCACGAACTATAGCTGGACCAAGCCCGAAGTCGGCGCTTCCAGCGATACCTGGGGCACGAAGATCAACACCGATCTGGACGGTATCGATACAATCGTCTTCGGCAAGGTGGACAAGGCCGGGTCTACCATGACCGGCGTGCTAGTCGGCACAACGCCTGCGGCTGGCGGTGCGGGCTATGCTTCGTTCCGTTACCCGCATGGCGCGGCGCCAACGACCAACATCACCAACGGCGATGCATGGACCACGACGGCGGGCTTTTTCGTTCGCCTGAACGGCACGACGCATCAACTGGTCTCGCTGGCCGGTGGCACGTTCACCGGGCCGGTGATCACGGTGGCCTCTGGTACGGGCGCGGCAGGGTTCAACGTCCCGGCTGGCACGGCTCCCACCAGCCCGAACAATGGCGACGTGTGGGTCACGTCGTCGGCCCTGTCGGCGCGGATCGGCGGGGCTAATGCCGCGATCAAGCCGGGGGCCTGTATTGCGGGGATGGCGTATGGCAGCGTCTCGTCGACAATTCTGTCAATGCAGTTTGTTTCGGGTGTAATCAGCACCGTCACGCGGACTGCTGTTGGCCGCTATCTTGTCACCCGTTCACCAGCGGCGAGCGCGGTCGGCGATTGGACGGTAATTGGAAGCACCGGCGGCAACTCCGCTGTTTTGCAGATCGAGACAACGCCGGGGACGCAAACCACGACAACGGCGGATATTCGGTTTTACAACTCGTCCAACGCACTAACCGACCCTAACTACTTTACGTTTACCGTCGTGGATCGCGTGCTCTAAATGCTGGTCAACATTGACTTGCCGCCGGGGCTGATGGCCAACGGAACGGCAAGGCAGGCCAAGAACCGATGGCGGGCCGGGAACCTTATCCGCTGGCCTGATGGCAACAACCTCCAGCCGGTCGGCGGATGGGCGGCGGCGACCGCAAGCACGGTCACGGGCAAGGCTCGCGCCTGCCTGCCGTGGGTGGCCACCAATGGCAACCGATGGCTTGGCGTGGGCACCCATTCGGGCCTGTACGTCATGTCTGCCGATGGCACGATCACGGACATCACGCCAAGCGGGTTTACGGCGGGCTCTGCGGATGCAGGTTCCACGACGGGCTATGGCGGCGGGGCCTATGGCGCCGGGACGTACGGCACGCCGCGACCTGATACCGGCACCTATACGCCCGCTTCGGTCTGGTCGCTCGATACCTGGGGTCAATACCTCGTCGGGTGCATGGACGGCGACGGCAAGCTGTACGAATGGCAACTGAACACGGCAGCCGACGCTGCGGTGATCTCCGGCGCTCCGACCGGCTGCACGGGACTGGTGGTCACGGCAGAGCGGTTTATCTTCGCGCTCAAGAACCGGACGGTTCATTGGTGTGACCAAGGGGTCAACACCGACTGGACGGCGGGTGCGACCGATCAGGCCGGGGACCAGGAGCTTGATACGGCGGGGCGGCTTGTCTGCGGCCAGCGGGTCGCGGGCGGAACGCTGCTGTTTAGCAATGTGGACGTCTGGCTGGCGAACTATCAGGGCCTGCCGACCGTCTACGGCTTTACCAAGGTCGGCGATAACTGCGGCATTGTCGCCAAGGGCGCGGCGGTCGGGCTCGATAGCCGCGCGGTGTGGATGGGGCAGGACAACTTCTACATCTACGACGGCGGGGTATCGCAGCTTCCTTGCGAGGTGGCCGACTACGTGTTTTCCGACATTTCGGCGGCGGCTATCTCCAAGGTCTCGGCGTGGCACAACACGCAATTCTCCGAGGTCTGGTGGTTCTATCCGTCCGGGGCTTCGACTGAGAATGACCGGTACGTCAAATGGAGCTACCGGACCAACGCCTGGGACGTAGGGACGCTCTCACGGACCTGCGGTGCGCCTGCCGGTGTGTTTACCTATCCCATCTGTGTTGACGCCTCTGGGGCCATCTACACGCACGAGTTCGGATGGTCATGGTCGGGTGCGACGCCCTACGCGCGCACGGGGCCGTTTGAGTGGCCTGGCGAGGGTGGCGGCTCGGATCGGCGCTCGCTCATTCGGGGCTTTGTGCCTGACGAGGCGACCGTCGGCGATAGTCAGGTGACGTTCTACGCCAAGCCGTGGCCCAACGGGTCAACGGAGACGTTTGGTCCCTACACCATCTCGACAAGCCCGGTGGACTGCCTGTTTTCGGGCCGGGACATTGAGATGCAGATCAGCTTCGTGACGCCAAGCGATGCACGGGCCGGGGTCTATCAATTCGACGTCAAGCCGATGAGCAAGCGATGAACTTTCCGCAGGCGCCGGAGACGTATGACCGGCAGAACGAGGCGCTGTTCCGGTCTCAGCTCGCGCAACAGGATGACGCCAATCACAAGCGCGGGCGAGATATCGAGGTTGGCAAGGGCTGCCGTGTGATCTTCGTCGATACGGTCACGGGCACGCGCTACGCGGTCGCGGTGACAAGCGGCGCGCTGGCATTGACCGCCCTTTGAGAGAGTGGATCGAGGCCGCCCTACGCGATGGCGGCGACCGCTGGACCTATGAAAGCGTCATTGCCCAGATCGAAGCGGGCGAGGCGCATCTGTGGCTGTTTGAGCGGTCGGCGCTGGTGACGCAGTTCATCGACGAGGACGCGGGGCGGACGCTGTTTTTCTGGCTGGCCGGTGGCGACCTGACGGAGATCCTCTCGCACGAGGACGGGATAACAGCCTGGGGCAAGGCTCAAGGCTGCACGCGCAAGGCATTGGTCGGACGTCGGGGCTGGGAAAAGGCTCTCGGCTGGAAAGTAGTGGGCGTTGCGCTCGCGGAGAATATCGAATGAGCAATCTGTTCAAGTCGAAGACGAAAACGACGTCTACGACGGCCTCGAACCCGCAAACGGCGGCGCTGTTTAACCCTGCGTTCAACAACATGCAGGGGCTGATTAACAGGCCGTTTACCCCGTATGAGGGGCAGCTTTCGGCGCCGATGAACGCGGACCAACAAGCGGCGCGGGGCCTGCTGAACGTCAACGCGGGACAGCGTGCGACCAACGCGGCGGCGCGTGGCGCTTACGGGCTGATGGGGTCTCAGGCCCCGGTGGTCACGCCTGCGGCCACGCAAGCGCAAGGCTACCGGTTCCGACCGATGCGAGCGGCCAACGCCGGGCAAACCAACAACGTCACGGCGCAAGGCTATCAGCCGATCACGGGGCAGTCGGTGCAGGCCGGGCCTGCGGCTATGGCGATGGGCCAAGGCTATCAGGCCACGCAGATGGGGCAGGCGCCGACCGCGCAAACCGCCCTGATGAACGGCGCGCAAGCTGGCCCGGCGGCCATGTCAAACGCGGCGTCGGCTGGCCCGGCGGCCATGTCAAACGCCGCTTCGGCTGGCCCGGCAATGCTGGCCAACGCGCAAGGCTATCAGTCGCAAGGCTACCAGTCGCAGGGCTATGATCCGGCAATGACGGGGGCCGCGTCCGCTGGCCCGGCGGCGCTTGGTACGGCTCCGACCGCTGGCAACGCCTACATGATGCAGGCGGCGCAGGCTGGCCCGGCGGAAATGGCGCAGGCCGCAAGCGTCAACCGTGGCGCTGTGCGTAACGTTGACGCCGATACTATCGCCTCGGGGATGGGGCTGTATCGAAACCCCTTTGAAGATCAGGTCGTTCAAAACTCGCTGAGCGATCTGAACCTGCAACGTCAGCGGTCGATCAATAACGCCGCTGGCGGCTTTACGCAGGCCGGGGCGTTTGGTGGGTCTCGGCAAGGCGTCGCCGATAGCCTGACGAACGAGGCGTTTCTGCGTGAAAGCGGCCACCTGTCGGCTGCGATGCGGGCGCAAGGGTTCAACACGGCGGCGGGCCTGTCGGGTCAAGACGTTGGCAACCGCCTGCAAGCGGGCATGGCCAACCAGGGCGCTGACATGTCCATTGCGGGGCAGAACGCCGGGTTCGCGCAACAGGCCAACCTCGCCAATCAAAACGCCCTCAACAGCCAACGTCAGTTCGATGCGGGGCTGACACAGCAAGCTGGGCTGGCCAACCAAGGCGCCGCGAACAATCGCGAGGAGTTCAACGCGGGCCTTAGCGGGCAGTTTGGCCTTGCCAATCAAGCGGCCCTCAACAACCAAAACCAATTCAACGCGGGGCTCCTGCAACAGGCCGGGCTCGCCAATCAAGGCGCGGTCAACACGGCGGGGCAGTTCCGCGCGGATGCCGGAAACCGGGCCGCTGAGTTCGGGGCCGGTGCGGCAAATCAGGCGGCGCAGTTCGGAGCCGGGGCGCAGAACACGGCGGGTCTCGCCAATCAATCGGCGATGAACAATCAAGGGCAGTTCAACGCGGGTCTGTTGCAACAATCGGGCCTTGCCAATCAAAACGCGCTCAACAGCCGAGGCGAGTTCAACGCGGGCCTGACGCAACAGGCCGGGCTTGCCAATCAAAACGCTTTGAACAGCCGCGACGAGTTCAACACCGGACTGGCGCAACAGTCGGGCCTCGCCAATCAAGGCGCGATCAACAGCGGAAACCAGTTCAACGCTGGCTTGCTGCAACAGCTCGGCCTCGCCAACATGGACGCCAGCAATCAGGCGGCGCAATTCGGCGCGGGCGCTCAAAACACCGCAAGCCTCGCCAATCAATCCGCCCTGAACGCGCGCGATCAGTTCAACGCCGGGCTTGGTCAAGACATGACCATGGCCAACCTGTCGGCGGGCAACCGTGCGGCGGAGTTTGGGGCCGGGGCGTTCAATCAGGCGGCTGGCCAGAACGCGGCGGCGGCCAATTCCCGGCAGGAGTTCAACGCCGGGCTGTTGCAGAGCGCCGGGCAGTTCAACGCCGGTCAAATGGCGGACGCGGCCCGGTTCGGGGCGGATGCGCGCAACACGGCGTTCAATACCAACGCCACGCTTGCACAACAGGCGGCCCTCGCCAACGCGAACAACTTCCTGCAAAACAACTCGCAGAACCTCCAGGCGGCGGGCTTGCTCGGCAACATCGGCCAGCAACAACAGGGCATGAACCTGAACGCGGTCAACGCGCTGAACGCCTTCGGCTCGCAGGCTCAACAGCTTGATCAGGCCAGCCTTGACCGGCTGTATCAGCAATACCTGCTGCAACAGCAGTATGGCCAGAACCAGATCGCGCAGACGCAAGGGCTGCTGGGTACGATCCCGAACCTGTACGCGGGGGCCTCAACCCAAGGGACGCAGGTCAATTCGCAGGCTCCGGCCCAGCTTATTGGGCAGGCGCTGCAAACCGCTGCGATGGTCGCGGCGTCTGACATTCGGGTCAAAACCGACATCGAACCCATCGGCAAGCGCGGCGAACATAACTGGTATCGCTATCGCTACGTCTGGGATGAGCCCGGCACGGTTCGGGAGGGCGTGATGGCGCAAGAGGTCATGCACACCGGGGCCGTGAGCGTGCATCCGTCCGGTTATCTCCAGGTCAATTACGGGGCGCTGTGATGAACTTAAGGAACATCTTGTCGGGCTTTATGCCGCAGCAAAATCAACCGCAGGCTCCCGGCGTCCCGCCGCGTGTGGACCCGTCAGGCGGCAAGCGCGTGCCCAAACGCTCGTGGCAAGACAAGGCGTACATCATCGGCGCTGGATTGCAGGACATGGGCGGGGGTGAGGGGAACCTTGACGCGGCCCGCAAGATGTTTGCCGAGCGCGGCGAGCAAGAGCGCATTGGCCAGATCCGGGACAACCTGCCGCTGGAGCAACAGGCGCTGTTCGACGTCTCGCCGGAGGCGTGGGCGAGAAGCTACGGGATGCCGAAAGCCGCGCCGGAAATGCAGACCATCAATCGCGGCGCTGGCGCTTACGACATTATTGATCCCCGCACTGGTCAGGTGGTGAGAAGCCAAGACCCGTTTGAGGTCGCGCCAAAGCCGGTAGAGCGGCCCCGCGAGCGCGGGCCTGACGGCATTTACGAACTGCAAGACGACGGCCAGTGGAAAAAGGTCGCTAACTTTGGCGCCGCTCCCAAGGTCTTCGCCCCGCCGCGTGTGGGCGGTGGTCGCGGTCGCCCGGCCCCCGCTGCCGCCGGAACTTCTCCCGCTATGACCGCTATCGAGGCCGAGCTTCGCCGGAGGAAGCTGATCCCATGACCGACCTGTCACGAATGACGAATGAACAGCTTTTGGCGGCATATCAAGCCGCCAAGGGCGGGGCGGCGCCTGCCAAGCCAGCAAGGCTTTCCGCGCAAGAACAAAGCGAACTGCAAACAGCTCGCGCTGCCGCGCAATCTCGCGCCGCAGCGGCCAAGGATGCCGAGCGGTTTCTTGAACTAAACCGCAGGGCCGGGACCGGCCAAGTGTGGGGTCTGCCGTTTGCATCGGAAATCCGGGGCGCGTTTGATTCCGACTTTGCTGGGATGCAAAGCCTGACGAACCGGATGGCTCCGGCGCAGCGCGAGGCGGGCTCCGGCGCAATGTCGGATAAGGATGTTGCGCTGTTCAAAAAGTCCGTTCCCAACCCGGATTTTACCGGTCCGACCAACACCGGCATAGCGCGCCGGATGCAGGAAGACGCCAAGCGCGCCGCTGATTACGCGGCTTTTCTTGACGACTTTGTCGCGACGCGCGGAACCCTAGTTGGCGCACAGGCGGCGTGGCAGGCCCGGAAGGCAAGGCCCGCCGCTCCCGCCGCTCCGCCTCGCAAGCCCGCTCCCGCTGAGCCTGCCGCGCCGTCCAAAGGCTATCGCATCCTGTCGGTGGAATAGATGCCCATTTACACGATCCAGACGCCTGAAGGGCGCAAGGTGCGTATCGAGGCGCCTGACGAGGCTACGGCAATCCGTGGCGCTCAGGAGGCGACCGCTGCACCTGCGAAGCGTGTCCCGCCTGCTAGGGCCAAGGCTGCGCCGCCACGCAAATCCCTCTTGGACGAAGCGGCGGGCTTTGCGGCCAACCTCAATCGCGGCCTGCTGATCGGCGATGAGTTTACCGCCGGGCTGGGGACGGTCGCCGATCTTGTGACCGGCAAGGTCAAGCCGCGCGTTGGGCCGGGTCAATCGCCCGTTGGCCTGTCGCCGCTTATCCGGGGCGTCGGCGACGCATACGATCGCAACATGAGAACTACGCGGCGGGTCGAAGATGACTTCCGCGCGCGACGGCCTTTGGTGGCTGGCGCGGCTCAAGGGGCGGGGACAGCGGCGACGGCCATTGTCCCAGGCGCCCCGGTTATTCAAGCGGCGGCGGCTGGTCGTGTTGGCGCTGCGGCCCTTACGGGTGGCGTGAACGCGGCGGCTCAAGGTTATGCGTCTGGCGTGCTTGATCGTGGCACTGTGCGGGAGCGTGGCAATCAAGGCGTGTTTAATGCGATGGTTGGGGCCTCGCTGGGCACCGGGGCGGGCTATTTGGCGGGCGGTGGTCGCATACCGTTTACGCGCAAGCCTCCCGCGCCGGTTGGCGGGCTTATCCCGGACGTGCCGGACGATGTGGCCAAGCAGGCCTTGAAGTACGTTGCCAAGCAAGGCGAGATTCCGCCGGTGTCGCCGATTGGCGGCCCGGTGCTGGCTGGCGAGGTAATGGGGCGGCGTGGCCAAGTTGCGCTTGGCGCGCTGGCAAGGCGCGAGGGCGCAACAGCGGACGCGCTGAGCGGTCGCCTTTATGCGCGGGCCATTGACCGTCCAGAGCGGATGCTGAACGCCATTGAAGGGGCCACTGGGGTCGCTCCGGGGTCAGCGCAAGGCCAGATTGACAACCTTGTCAGTCGCGGCCAAAGGGCGGCCAAGCCGCTCTATGACGAGGCGTTTTCAAACACGACACCGATGGTAAGCCCTGCAATCGACCGCATTTTGCAGCGTCCTGCGGCTCGGTCGGCAATTCAAACGTCGCGCAACATGATGCGTAACCAGGACCTTGATCCTGACACGCTGGGCATCGTCTTTGCGGACGACGCAGCGGAATGGGCGAGCGACCTGACGCCGTTCGATGCGCCCGCGCGTGCCGCGGCGCCTCGTGCCCCGCAAAGGGCGCCGTCGCAAGGGGATGACCTGACCACGTTTGTTTCCAAGCTGGGCGGCATCCGCGACGACGGCGGCGAGCTGGTGGCCCGTGATGCTGACCGCTGGCATAGGGATTCACCGTTCCGCCGCAAGCTGGTCAACCCGCAAGGCGTCTCGCTGGAGGAAGCGGCCCAACGCGCCTATGACGCCGGTTACTTCCCGGACGTGGCTCCCCCGTCAATGGAAGGCGGCGGGAACATGCAGGCCGTGACGGGTGATGATCTGCTGCGCGCCATTGACGACAACTTGGCGGGCAAGCGTCGCTTTGCGCGACCGCCTGACCAGGGCGCCGTTGACCGGATGCGGATGGCTGACGATGCCGATTGGCGCAATTCGGTCGGCGATGATTTGGAGGGCGTTTATCAGGGGCGGCCAGAGCCTGTTGGCTCGCCGGTCTATGAACGCCAGCCGACGACGCAAAGCCTTGACTATGTTGTGCGCGGGCTGGATCGCCAGATCGAAGCCTTCCGAGATCCGGTGACAAAAACTCTGCCGCGTTCTGGTCCGGTGATCGATCTGTTAGACACGCGCCGCGAGCTTCGGCAGGAAATGTTCCGCCTCGCCGAGGAAAACAACCGCAATCCGGCTTACGTTTCGGCGGTACGCGAGGCAGGCGACTATCTGTCGGCGGAAGCGGCTTTTGGAAACACGCAAAAGCAGCTGTTTTCGTCGCGGGTGACGGCGAATGACTTTGACAAGCTGACCAAGAAAATGTCCCCGGCAGAACGTAAGGCGGCGCAAGCGGGGGCGGCGAACGCGTTTTTTAACCTTGAACAGACGGGCCGCCTTAAGCCGGGCGCCCTCAAAGTTCCGCACGTGCAGCGAAAGCTGGAGGCGTTGTTCGGGCCAAATGGCGCGGAAAAAATGCAACGGCTGGCGGCTGACGAAGACGCAATGAGGGCGTTTGAAAGCCGCTACGCGCCGGGCACCGGGTCGATTACGTCTGACATTAACCAGGCCATCCGCGAACAGGATGAAAGCGTTTCAGACGCGCTGATGAGTGCAACGGTCACGGGCTTCACGCAAGGTTCGCGCGCGGGCATAAATGAGCTTGTCGGGCGAGCGGTCCAAGCTGGCGCGGACAGGATTAAAACGGCAGGGATGCCGGTGCCGGTGCGCGATGCGGCTGGCCGGGTGCTGATGATGAGCCCGGACGAAGCGCGTTTAGTTATGATGCAGGCGCAGAGCCGTCCGCCGCGTAAGGGTCAGCTTCGGCTGCCGCCGCCTGAATGGGAAACGGCGCAACGTCGTCTGAGGGAGGCGGCAATGCTAGGTAGGGCTTCCGGCGCCGTAGCAAACCCGCCCCGGAAACAATAACTTCGCGCGCCCAAATCAGCGCCAAAGCCACGCCCCAAATCATGAAAAACACGCCCGGCAGCACTTTGCTGTTGGCGTACATGTAGCTGCCGAGTTCCCAGCGGATGGGCTTCATCCGTTAAGCCTACCGCCAAACCCCCCAAATCCCAACCCGCAAAAGCAAGTGAGAGCCGATGCCTGTCTCGGGTGAAATAATCACGATTGGTCTGGCTGCGGTCGCGGCCATTGTCTGGCTTATCCGCTTGGAGGGCCGGTTGAACACGACAGAGCGCGATCTGACGGCGACCAATGCCAGAACCGACGCGGAGGCCAAGGCGCACCGGGCGACGGCGGATGCGCTGATCCGGGTCGAGGAGCAACTGAAGTACGTTCGCGAGCTGCTGGAACGTCACTTTGTGATTGAGGAGCCCGCCGTCCGTCGTCGTCGCCCTGGTGGGTCGGCGTCGTGAGCGGGGCTGACGACACGCCCGCCGAAGTCAGCTTCAAGTGGCGGCGGATCTACACGTTCACACTAGGCGGGCTCACCGCTGCTGGGGTCGGCGTCATCATCGCCAAGCTCACCGACGCGGATGCGCTTAAGTGGGTGGCGATAGCCCTGGTCGCGCAAAACGTCGTGGTCATGGGCTGTTATATGATGGGGGCCAGCCTTGTAGACTGGGCCAAGCTCGCCGCCGGTTGGCGCGGAAGCCCGACGCCCGCCCCGCCTGCTGAGCAAGTCTCGCCTTAAAGACGCCCCTCCGCCTTCGGCCACTGGCCCAAGGGCCGGGCTGATCTTTCGACAGGTGATACCGCATGACCACGCCTTGGAGCCGGGAACGGCTAGAGCATCTGTGTGAGACGATCAACGAGTGCCTGGAGGAGGGCTTTCCCCTTGATCCGGGGCGGGGCTCTTTCGAGGGCAGCGCGATCCGCGAGGCCGCCGACCGGCTCGGCATCAACCGAAACGGCGTCTATGACCGGCTCAAAACAGCCGAGGCCAAGTATGGACTAAAGCCCGATCCGGAGCGGTTCAAGCCTCGCCAGAACGCGCCGATATTTGAGGTTGATAGCCTGCCTGACGACGGCGAGCCGAACGCGCGCGAGCTGATCGACCAGCTCAAGGTCCGACACCTGAAGCGCAAGGCGTTTGACGATGCCGCCAAGCTTCAAACACTTCGCGTCTCCATGCCCGGCCCGATTGCCGTGGCGTTCTTCGGCGATCCCCACATCGACGATCCCGGTTGTGCGTGGTCCGACCTTGAACGCGATATCGCCACCTGTCGCGACACGCCCGGCATGATGGCCGTCAACATTGGCGACACAACGAATAACTGGGTCGGGCGGCTCATGGGCCTCTATGCCAATCAGGAGGTCACGAGCCGTCAGGCACTGACCCTGATCGAGTGGGTGCTGACAGAGATCCCGTGGCTGGTGACGGTCGGCGGCAATCACGACACCTGGAACACACAAAAGGGCGACGTGTCGGAGGTGATCCACCGGCTGAAAAAGCTGCCGGGCCTGTACGAAAACGTCGGCGCCCGGATGCGGGTGTGCCTGCCGGGCGGGGCCGAGTTCACGATGAACGTCCGCCACGACTTCCCCGGCGGCTCGCAATTCAACCCGGCTCACGCGCTCGTGCGTCAAACGCTGTTTGACCATCGCGACCATATCCTAGCCTGCGGCCACCGGCACACGAGCGGCTATATTCCGATCTGGCATAACGATCCGGCCCGGCTTTGCCACGGCTTCCGCGTAGGGACGTATAAGGACTTCGACCACTACGCGAAGGAAAAGGGCTTCAAGGAATCCAACTGGGCGCGGTCAATGGCCGCTGTGATTGACCCTGACTATGCCGACGATCCGGTGCGCTACATTAAGCCGTTCTTCTCGCTAGAGGAGGCGGCGGAGTATCTGACCTGGCGCCGGGCGAAGTGGGACGCTGGCAAGAGCGCCGCCGCATGACCCCCGAGGAAGCCAAGCGCCGCCACGACGAGTGGTACGCCCGACGCGCCGAATGGGTGCAGGCGATGGTCGATGCGGGCTACCGCGTGAAGCTGAAGCGGCTCGGCAAGGGCAAGCATCCGGCGCCCGCTGCGCTCCCGGTAGATCCTGACCCCGGCTGATGTGGCCACTCGTCCACGTCGTGGAAGGCATCGTTATCGGGGTGGGGGTCGCATGGGTCTGCTGGCGTTCGCGTGCGGCTTTGCGCTGGGCGTCGGCTCTGTTCTCGCGTGCGGCGTCGTTCTGGCGCGGTGGGCGATGAGGCGGGCGGTCGATCCGTCGCGCCGGTAGTTTTCAACACAGGAACAATCTATGCCCTTTGCTCTCGGCGCCCGTAGCCTTGCCCGCCTTGAAGGCGTGCATCCCGATCTGGTCAAGGTCGTTCAGCTTGCCATCCGCAAGTCCGATCTGGACTTCGCCGTTCTGGAAGGTCGGCGCACCGTTGACCGGCAACGCCAACTGTTCGGGCAAGGCGCGACCAAGACCATGAACAGTCGCCACCTGACCGGCCACGCGGTAGACCTGGCCCCGGTCATCAACGGGGACGTGTCGTGGGACTGGCCGCTGTATCATCGGCTCGCAAAGCATGTGAAGGCGGCTGCGGCGGAACTTGGCGTTCCGATCACCTGGGGCGGTGATTGGGTTCGCTTCCGGGATGGTCCTCACTGGGAGCTGAGCTGGAAAGCCTATCCCAAATGACCCAAGCCCGCGCGCTAATCGCCTCGCTAGCCGCCCTCGCGCTTGCCCTGCTGCTGGCCATCGGCTGGTTCCAATGGCGAGCGGCCAAGGATGCCAAGGCCCGCGCCGAAGTCGCCGAACAGGGCCAAGCCCTCGCCGAACAGACCACGGGCATTGTTGAGCGGACGCTGCGAACAGAAGTGGTCGTGCGTCAGGAAGCGGAAAGGCAAGTCGATGTCGTCCAGTCAGCACCGGGGGCCGATGCGCGCCTCGATCCCGCTTTTCGTGATGCTCTGCGCGGGTCTCTTGGCGTCATGCGCGGGGAGCCCCAAGCCCCTAACGATCAACGTCCCGCCGATCCTGCGGGAAGCCTGCCCTAGGGCCGACGTCGGGCCGCTGGAGACCGTTGGCGACCTTGGGGCGCTGGCACTACGCCAAGAGGCCGCGCTGACCGTGTGCGATGGGCGTAGAGCCGCAGCCGTGGCTATCGTGGACGCTCACCGAGATACGGTGACGGCCCGGCCCTGGTGGAAGCTGTGGAAGTGACGGCCTTAAGGGCTGCGGCCTTTTACACAGACCCCCGCAACCCTTTACGGATCGACGGCAGATGGCCCGATCTTTTACACCCGGTGCATTGATTTTTCGGCGCTGTTTGCCCGATTACAAAACCGCTGCTCTACCATCTGAGCTAAGCCGGCTATCGCTTGCGCTGTAAGGGTTTTCCGCGCTCGCTGCTAGATCGTTGACCGGGCATTTTTACAGGCCCCGTCCGATCTTTTACAAACCCGTCCCCGATCTGTTCCTCTCTAGCCGTTTCAGCATGCCCGCTGCAACAGCGTCGGCGGTTACATAGCTTGCCAGCGCGGCGGTGCGCTGTTGATCCCATCCAAGGATCATCGCCACGTCCGCGACCGGCAACCCCTCGCGTATAAAGTTCGTCGCCGCTGTCCCGCGTAGGTCGTGGAACCGCAGGCCGGTGATGCCCTTGGCGGTCTTCTCTCGCTGAATTGCCGTCTTTAGCCCGCCCAGCGTCCAAGGCTTGCCGGTGGCGCTGACAAGGACGGTTCCGACGTCGCGGCGTCCAATCTTGTTTAGCAGAGCGCGCAGCTTCCGGGTCAGGGGAATGACGGCGGATCGCTTCCCCCCGCTTTTCGACGTGCGGAGCCGGATGCCGTCGCTCCCGACCTGATGCCATGTGATCTTGACCAGATCGCCCCCGCGAAGGCCGGTCAGGATTGCGAACAGGATCGCGGTGCGGAACGGCGCCGGGGCTCCCTTCAACAGCTTGACCAAATCCGCCTTCGTCCAGATCGCATCCGCCCGGTTGACGCTGTAGAGGCGGGGCCACTTTTCCAGCGGGTTCGCTTCGATCAGATCGCATTCGACCGCCCATGACAGGACGCGGGCTAGGGCTTCCATGCGGGCGTCAGCGGTGCGCGGCGTCGATGCGTAGCGGTCTCGCCAGTCCAGAAGCGCGCGGCGGGCGCCTTTGGCTTTGAGCGCGTCCAACTCCATTTCGCCCAGGTCGACGCGAACGACGTCTAGCGCAAGGCGGATATCCCGCTGCGTCCGGGTGGCGAGCTTGGCCAGATGGGGCGGCGGCTTGCCGTCCTCGCCGGTCAGGTATTGGGTAATCAGGCCAGACAGGAACGCGTCAGCGCGAGCGGGGCGCATGGCCTCCTGATAGGCTGCGGTCGCGGCGGATAGCTGGCGGGCGATCTCGCGGGCTAGGGCGGTCTCCCCAGCGGCCACGGCTTTGAGGATGCGCGGCCCGCCCCGCCATGCGTACCAATACTCGGCCAGCTTGCCGCCGCCCGCCTTGGCGCGAACCCTATGAACGCCGGGGAGCATGTCGCGCGGTCGCAAGGAAGCGGGCAAGGGCGGCATCCGCAGGGCTGGGGTTTTCGTTGGCCGGTGACTGAACGCGAACGCCCCGCTGTTCGTCAAGCCATGCGTCTAGCGCGACCCGATCCCAACGCGCTCGCCCGTCGATCAGGACGCGGCCAGCGGCCAGCCGACGCACCGCAGCAAGCGGGAGCGACAGGTAGGCAGCGGCGGACGCCAGATCGAGCAGGCGAGGGCTCATCCTCATGCGAACAACTCCCCCTGCTGGCCTCTCTCGGCCTCTGTGGCGCGGTGTTCGGCGTCGTTGGCCCATTGGTCCAGAACCTCGGCAAACTCCCGCTGGTGAGCGTATTCAGACGCCCGGCGAACCTCCGCCTCACGACGATGGACAGCGGCTGTAAAGCGGGCCGTTTCTGACGGGCTAAAGGCCATAAATGTTCCAGCCTCGCTTCTTCGCGACGACCTCGACCAGCCGGGCCAACCTTTCAGCCGTGCAGTCGGTCCACGATTTGTTGCCCAGATGGCTCACCCAGCCGAGTAGCTGGAGCGGCCCAGAGGTCAGCCATCTCATCCTCCAAGCGCTCCTTGAGATCGGAGCCGTCCCAATGCGTCACGAAGCCATGTGCGCCCATGATCTTACCGACCGCCTGCACGACTTCCCCGCACTCCTCGACCAGCTTCGAGAGGCCGGGAAGTACGTTGCTACCGATGCTGTATTCGCCAGTTGAAACGGTCGCTGGCCTGTCGTGTTCTTGGGCTTGGGACGGCGCGTCACTCATCCCCGCCTCCCGTATGAGACATCCCCGCCTCCCGTATGAGAAAGGGCGCCGAGAAGACGGCAGATGGCGAGGAGCATGGCGCGGTAGACGACGACGAACTCGTCATCCTCGCGAGCGGCGCCAGAACAGTCGATGGCGTCTTCCAACCTCTCTCTCGCTTCCTTTAGTTCCTTGGTCATTGCGCGACCCCCATGAGCTTGCGGAACGTGCTGCCGCCGTATGCGCCGGAGCACAACGCCAGCGCCTCGCCGAGCGGCATCTCCTCCGCGCCTTCCTTGCCGAGAGCCCGCAGGCCCTCCGACAGTCCAGACTCGCAGGCGCCCGTGAGCAGCCGGTAGTCGTTGAACGTCACCGTCCCCCGGCGCTTGATGTCCGCAACCAGTTCGGCCGGGTCCAGATCGCGCTGAGCAACCTTGAACCGCAGGTCCCGCATCGCCTTTTCAGCGGTCTCGCCGTGGGCGTACTCGTCTCCGTCTTGCGCGACGTAGCAGCGGGGGTCGTTGGTAAGGTCGCCCCTGAAGTATTGCGCGCTCCAGACCGTCACGCCGCCGACCGTCCGCTGTTTGATGAGCCGGGTGCAAATGCCGTCGATGGTGCGGAGGCGGATCGTCTTGCCTTGGTAGCGTTGGGTTTCGCTGGTCAGGCTGCGGAGGCCGAGGTAGCCCCCGGCGGTGAGGCCGGCGCCCTCCGGCAGCGTGGTCAGGCGGCCGAGGCCGAGGTAGCCCCCGGCGGTGAGGCTGGCGCCCTCCGGCAGCGTGGTCAGGCTGCCGAGGTAGAGGTCGCCCCCGGCGGTGAGGCCGGCGCCCTCCGGCAGCGTGGTCAGGCTGCCGAGGTCGAGGTAGCCCCCGGCGGTGAGGCTGGCGCCCTCCGGCAGCGTGGTCAGGCTGCCGAGGTCGAGGCCGCCCCCGGCGGTGAGGCTGGCGCCCTCGCGCTGGACGCAGTAGCCGCGAGCAGTAATGTAGGCTTCGAGTTCGTCGATGGTCATGGTGGTTCCTAAATCGGTTTGTGACAAAGCGCGGGATGAACTCGGGTCTTCATTAAAGGTCAGGCTCACGCTGCCGCCTCCGTCTGTTTGGATAGGGTGAGGCCTTCACGAGCGGCGAAGGCGTGGAGGAGTTCCAGGAGGTCGCTCATCTCGGGGATGGTCAGCCGCGAGGAGCGGAACCCCAGCGGAAACACGCCGTCGCCGTCCAGGGTCGGGATAAACCGCGTCTCATGGCCTAAAGCGTGCATGAGCATCGCCTTGTAGGTGTCGGGGCTCATCTTGACGCCGTTGTGGAACGGGCGCTGGCGGGCGAGGTCAGTAAGGCTTGCCCACATTTTTTTATTTTGATCGTCCGTCCGAAGGCGCTCGCGAAACTCGACCTGCGTTCCCTCCGGGGCGTTCATGCACCAGTTGGCGGCGGTCTGCCGGTTGGCCTTGGTGTTTAGGATGACGAGGGGGCGGGACATTACTTCACGCGCACCGCAAGCGAGGTTCCGCCGTTGGAAAGCGTCAGGCCCGGCACGTCTTCACCGGCCAGCATGGCGTCTTTAATCGCGGCCTTATCGGCTTCGCAGGTCCAGCGGCGGAACTTCTCGGGCAGGGTTTCGGGGTCCAGGTCCGCCGGGTAGATGACGGACGGCGAGCCCTGCCGCATGGATAGCGTCGCCTCGGGCCGTTCGATCTTCGTCAGGCCGGTTTCGTCCATGAACCGGGCAAGGGCGCCGCGAGCGGATTTAACCGCCTCCTCGAACCGCTTACGCCGGGCGGCGTAGTCGGCTTCTAGCGCCTTGAGGCTCTGGGCCGTGGCCTGCCGTTCGTTCATCCAGCGGAGGAGGCGGCTAACTGCCTCCATCGCGTCGGTCTCGCCTTCCAGCGTGTCGAGGATCAGATCCTCGTCGTCGGCAAACCCGCCCTCGCGCAAGGCGTCGGCTAGGCCCTTGGCGGTGATGGTGTGGCGGTCGAGGTACGGCGCCGCGCTCATGCCGCCACCTGTTCAAGCGCGAGGAACAGCCGCTCATAAAGCGCGGTCAATTCAACCAGGCGCTCGGGGTCGGCGGCGTCCAGATCGGCACACAGGCCCGCCGCGCGGTCAAAGGTGCGGCGGAGGTCGTCTTGCGTCTTGGCGGCTTCCAGCGTCGCGGCGAGGCGGTTGGCGCGCTCGGCCAACGTCGGCTGCGGGGCGGGCTTGGCGGTCACGGGCGGGGCCTGACGCGGCCCGCTGGCTGCGGTATCCGTTCCCCTGCCCACTGCCGTTTCGCCGTCATCATCAACTGCCGGGATGCCGAGAATAGCCATCAAGGCGCCGCGCCGGGCATAGGTCAGCGTGGCAAGCGTGGCCTGCGGATCTGACTTGGCGAGGGGCATGTGAAATTCGCCCTCGATCCATTCGCCCGACTTGTGGATGATGCGGGTGAACAGTTGCAGGCGGCCTTCCACGATCAAGCCCGGCGACTGCATCACGGCGAGGTCGCTCTCTGCGAGGATTGACCGGCTGGCATCCACGACTGACGCAAGGTCGGCGTAGGTGTTCTTAAAGTGCGGGTTCTTGGCGGTCTTCGCCGCGCCCTCCAGCTTGCCAAGGGCAGCGGTCAGGGCAGGCGCCAGGGCCTTTATGGATTCAGACGTTCGCATGGGATGCCTCGATAAGAGCGCGGGAATGAATGAGGTGTGAGAAGGTTTCGCCGTTGATCACGCGGGCAACGGTCGAGTCCGCTACGCCGTAGGACCGGGCAATTTGGCGCTTAGAAAACAGACCCATTTTTGAAAGGGTCAGCATTTCCATCGCTTGATCGTTCGACAATTTGGCGCGGCCATTCCGGGCGCCGTGCTTACGGTCGGCCCGGCCCTTAGCCCTCATGTCCGCCATGTTGTCCGCGTGGCTGGCGGTGAACAGGTGGGCCGGGTTTACGCAAGCCGGGGTGTCGCAGCGGTGGCAGACGCTATGCCCGTTCGGGATTTCGCCCCGGTGCAGCATCCACGACACGCGGTGAGCGAGAAGGGTTTTCTTCTCGTGCTGGAACTTGCCGTAACCGTCACTTGTGCGCCCGCCGTAAGCCCAAAGCCAACAGCCGCAATTCAGGTCAAACTCAACCCGATCTATAAATGTCGGCTTCGCACTCACGCGCTCGCCCCTTGCGGCCAGACCTTCCGCGCCCGGCCATCAGGCCCGACACGCTGGACAATGACTTGAGCCGGGTACGTCGGATGATCGAGGCGGTTGCGATGCCACTCGGCGCGCTGTTTCGCCCTGGCGAACACCTCAACAGCCTCAATGACGTGGCCGGTGTTCGGGATGACGATGCGGTAGCAGGGGGCGGGCTCGCTCATACCGCCCTCGCGTTCGCACCACTGGTGATCGTGACCGAGAAGGGGCCACCAGCAGCGAGCGCGTTGGCCTGCTCCGCAGCAGCCTCGGCAAACCGCTCAACGTCGCCCAGGCCGAAGTCGGCTCGCAAGGCGCGGTCGGTGCACTCGCCAATGTCGGCGGTGACTTCGATGATCTTCAGCGCCATCGCTCGAATGGTCGCGGCGTTGTAGGTCGCGGACCTTTTCGCCCACTCAGACCGGGCGGCATCCAGAAGCTCGCGCCATGTGTCGCCAAAAATCGGGAAGCTGGCCGAACGGGTCATGCCTTCGGGGTAGACGGTGGCGCGAAGATCGGAGCCGGTCGTTCCGCCGTTAACGCTGACGAAGACGTCAGCGCGCGGATTGATTTCCGCACTGAGGGACCGGAAAGCCGCTCGGGCTTCGGCGATGGTCAGGTCTTCGGCTTTCATACCGGCGCTCCATTCATAAATTGACAGTCAGGACAGGGCGATCCGTCGTGGTCCTCGGCGGCCATGACTTCGAAGGGGCGCCCGGTGGGGATCGGCTCGCTGCAATCGGGGCAAGTCGCCGCGACTAGGCAGGCGTCAGGGCCTCCGATCTGGTCGGGGTAGCTGGACGGGTTCACGACGCGCTCTCCATCATGTTGCGGTAGGTGTTGACCCGGCGGACGGACCACGACAGCGGCGGCTCGCCCTGCGGCATCCCGCATCGGGTCGCAGCGTCTCTCATGGCCTCGTATGCCGGGCGGCCCCACGTCGAGCGGTAGCGGTCCACGGCTTCGGCGAGGTCGTCATAGTCGGCCAGTGAGCCGGTGAGGGGTCGGGAGGACACGACGGGGGGGCGTGCCGCGTCCTCCCTGCTCGCGCGTTCTTGCTGGGAAGCGCGCGGGGTTCTGTTGATGGGCGACCAATCGAGGATGGTCATTGGCTGGCCTCACAAACCAGAGAGGAAGGTCGCGGCAAGTGCTTGTATCGCTTGCCAGAGACGAGGGCCTGCACGACAGAGGGCGTTAAGCCGTATCGCCGCGCCAAGTCTTTAGTGCTGTTGGCGGTAGGGCGGTTTCGACTACGCGCAACGGGATCATATGCGTGTAGGATTTCGAGAGCGATCTCGTCGGACAGCCGCGCCCGAACTTGCCGCGCCCCTTCCTGACGTCGCTTTTCCGCCTTGCGACCCATGATGCAGGTCTTGCAGAGGCGCGCCGTCGGATGAGCGATCAGGTTAGGCGGAGCAAGTTCGTGCCCATTTTTGCAGTGCGTCTTGCGAGCGTTCCGCGCTGCCGGTCCAATTCCCCGAAGAGTATTCTCGCGCGGCGTCACCGCCTCTAGGTGCTGGACGTTTATGCAGCTCGGGTTTCGGCAGAGGTGATCAATGTGTAGCGCCCGATCAACGGGGCCGTGAACAATCTCATAGGCGGCGCGATGAGCGGGCCTAACTTCCCCGCCGCCTACGCAGACCTGTCCGTAGCCGTTGTGACCGCCGCGCTGCCATTCCAGGCAGCCGGTCGCCGGGTTTAGGCGACTATAGCGCGCCAGTTTGTCGGCTATTTCATCAGGTGTAAGTTTCGTCACGAGACGATCATCCAGATGAGCGCCGCCCAAACGAGCAGCACGACGGTGAGGTAGTTGGCGGCGGAGCGGCTGGGGCGGGTCATTGCGCGGCCCCCATGCTCGTGACGTACAGCCCGACCAGCGCGGCCCATGACACACAGGCCAGCGCGAGGATGAGGAGGGCGCGGGTGCGAATGCTCATCGACCGCTCGCCATTTCCCAGCGGTGTTCCGCTGCCTGTTCGGCGTGGTCGGTGTCGGCTTCGGCGAGGGCGTCCTCGGCTTCCGACAGGAAGTGCTGAAGGATCAGCGCCGACAGCTCCGGCGAAACCGGAACCATGCGCGTCGTCTTGTGACGCAGGCCAATCGGGGCGGCGCGGTCATAGACGATCAGGCCGATCTCGGTGATCTCGGCTTCCGCGTGACGGTCGAGGGCTTCGACGATCACTTCGACTTCAAAACTGATGGTCGCGGTCTGCATGGGGTGTCTCCCGTTTGTGGAAACACTATGCGCAACGCATAACACGGTGTCAACGCAAAACGCATAGCAGCGCGCGACTTGTTTTCGCGGCTATGCGAAAGCGGAAGTTATTGGGGTGAGGGCGGCATGGCCGCTAGGCGTCGTCGTCCGTGACCGGCGAAAACAGAATCGGCGGGCGCTCGCGTCGGGCGTAGTCCGCGACAACAACGCCGATAATCTTTGGGGCCGTCTGGTCATAGTCGCCAGCAGCAGAGAGGATGAACGGCTCCTGATAATCCGGGTGCGAACTGCGCGGCATTAGCGCGTTCTTGCCGTCAATCGTCATCAGCTCTTTAAGCGTGATCTCGATAAGCCCGTTTTGCTGGCGTTCGCACACGACGTGATCGCCGACACGAAGCCCGGCCTCCGCAGGCGAGGCGACGATGACATATCGTCCAGGGGGATAAAGGAGGTCCATCGACGGCCCGGCGACGCGAAGCGCCCAGAGCGCCGCTCTTTCATAGCCCGGCACGTCAACCGAAAGGCTTTCGCTAGCGTCAATCGTCGCACTCACGCCGGTCTCCCGCCAAACTCCGGCGGCAACTTCACCCATTATGGGTACGCTGCGCAAGGCGGCTTGTGGGCGTTTTTCGCGGCTTACCGGTCCACTTTTGACCCAAAGCCGCATTTCCGCAGCGGGAATCGGCCTTCCGTCGTCTGGCGATTTTGTCGGAGGAGGGGTCATTTTCGCCCCCGTTCCGGTGCCGAATAGCAGCCACTCGGGCGTTACCTTAAACATCTTGGCGTAGCGTTCAGCTGACTTTGTGAACCCACGACTGCCATTCTCGTGGGCCATGTAGGTCTGCTGGGGAATGCCCATAGCGTCCGCCGCCGCTGGCGCTGTTTCAAATCGCGCGGCTATGCGGGCGGCTTTCAGGCGGGCGGCGGAACTGAACATTTCGCACGCATATAACAACTCATTATGCGTTTCGCCTTGCGTTAACGCTATGCGCGATGCATAGTGCTTAGCCATGACAACACATGCTGACATCATCAAGCGAGCGGGCACCGCAGCGGCGATCCTCGACAAGATCGGGAATGTCGTTTCGGTCCATACTGTCACCTCCTGGCGCCAGCGGAACAGCATTCCAGCGGAACACTGGAAGGCGTTTTGCGATACCGGCCTCGCCACACTGGACGAACTCGCAAACGCTGCCGCTGAGCGTCCTGCGCGAGCAAGGGACGCCGCCTAGATGGCCGCCTCCAATCCCGCGCCTCGGCGCTACAGGTCAGAGGCTAACCCGCTTCGGCTGGTCCCCCCTAATCAAGACACCCCGGAGGCGACTAGCACTCGCCTGTCCGGTGAACTCCCTCGCGGAGCCTCCCTGAACTTTCCCCCGGCGCAGTCGAGCGCGTCGGGGGAGCTTTTAGGGGCCGATCTGGTCGCACTGGCCAACCGCCGTGAGCATGACGCGCTAGTGGCCGATGCCCTGCGCCTTCGCCGTGTGCAGGTCGGTAATCCCGCCGCCCGCCGGAAGCTGGCCGTGGCCGTCCGCCGGATGCTCGAACTGGAGCGCCGGGCATGACGGGGCGCAGCGTCCCTGAATGGATCGGCGCCACGCCCGACACCGCTATTCCGCCCCGCGTCCGGCTTCGCGTGTTCGAGGCTCACGGCGGCGTCTGCCACATCTCAGGCCGAAAAATCCGAGCCGGTGAGAAGTGGGAAGCCGATCACGTCATCGCCCTGATTAACGGCGGCGAGAACCGGGAAGCGAACCTAGCCCCGGCCCTGTCGGACAAGCACAAGGCCAAGACCGCCGCCGACGTTCGCCAGAAGGCCGACGTCGCCCGCAAGCGTCAGAAACATCTCGGCATCAAGACCGACAGCGGGCGGAAGCTGCAATCGCGCGGCTTCGACAAGACCCGGCGCAAGAAACTCAACGGAACTGTGGAGGTGCGGTCATGAGGTCTTACCCCGAAAAGCGGCGGCGCGTGTTTTTTGCCGAGCATGACGCGATCCTGCGCGAGCAATACGCGGATGCGTCCAGCGAGATGATTACGAGCTGGGCCAAGGCCTGGAACGTGTCGCGCGACGCTATTCGCAACCGCGCTCTTGTTCTTGGCGTGCGGCGTTCGCAGGCGGCTAAAGAGGCGGCGTTGGCGCAAGGCCAGCACGACCGCAACGGCACTGTCGGGCTTTACGAGATTCCCGAACCGAACCGCGACGAGGACTATTCCGCCGCTTGCCTCGCTGAAGGCGGGTTCGGGCGCTTCCTCGAAACGCGGGGCCGCAACGGCGAGCCGCGCCTGACTGGCCCTTATGTGCCCTACACCGCCGAACGCAACGCCAGACGCTCACAGGTGGCCGCATGACGGTCGTTCTGTCGCTCTGGCGCGGCCAGATGCTTGTTCCGGCGTCGCCCCATCGGTCGGCCCGCGATATCGTCCGCGAGGTTGCCGAGGGCCACGGCCTGACCGTAGCCGACCTGACCGGGCCGTCACGGCTGCGATACGTTTGCCACGCGCGTCAGGAGGCGATGTGGCTCATTCGCGAGGTTAGGTCCAGCGACGGCAAGCCTCGCTTTTCTCTGCCGTTTATTGGCTCCCTACTGGGCGAGCGCGATCATACGACCGTCCTTTATGGCATACGCGAACACGCCAAGCGCCTCGCGGCTGAGCGGGTGGCGGCATGAGCGCGCCCTTTATGCAGCTCTACGTGGCCGACTACCTGGGCGACACGCGCCACCTCACGACCGAACAGCATGGCGCTTATCTGCTGCTGTTGATGACCATGTGGCGGGCTGATGGGCGCCTGCCGAACGACCCTAAGAAACTGGCGCGCGTGGCCGGTTGCACGCCTTCGCGATGGGCGAAAATCAGCGCCGAAGTGATGGCGTTTTTTGATGAGGTCGCAGGCGAGATCACTAACAAACGCCTCGTCTTTGAACTCGAAAAGGCGCGCGAAAAGTCGATTAAACGTGTCGATGCTGGAACCAAGGGCGGCAACGCTAAGGCATTGAAAACGCAAGAAACGCCCCTAGCAATTGCTAGCCGTTTGCCAGAGCATTCTTCAGAACCAGAACCAGAACCAGAAAGAGAAGATGGTGGTGGTGGTAGCGCGTGCGCGTGGCCAGCTAAGCCGATGGAGGCTTTGGTCGATGCGGTAGCCTCGCCCTGGCTGGATCCGATGAAGGCCCCCGGCCTGATCACCTCGTCGGGCAAAATCGCAGCTTGGCGCCAACGTGGAGCCGACTGGGGCCGAGACGTGTTGCCGGTGGTTCGGGGCCTTTGTGCCGCCGCCCGTGGCCCAATCTCGACCTGGGGCTATTTCGACCGGGCCGTCCTGCAAGCCCTTTCCGACAACTCCCGCGAAACGCCACTGCCGGAGGCCAGAGCAAGCCCGTCTGTGGTGAGCCTTACCGACCGCATCGCCTCTGAACACGCTGAGGCCCGCCGCCTCGCCTTTGCCAGACTGGAAGCGCAAAATGGCTGATCAAGCCGAAATCCTGGACGCCCTCGAAAGCCTCGCCGTTCACTGCCGCCCGCCGCTCATGAGCGTGGAAGACCGGGGCCGGTGGATGGCCGACTGGTGCAACGACCTAAAAGAGTTTCCCGCCCATGCGATCCAGACCGCCTGTCAGCGGTGGCGCACGGGGACCAATCCCAAGTTTCCGATGGCTGGCCAGTTTCTGCCGCTGGTGCGCTCCGTCAACGCGCGGGGCGCCGTGGACCCGAACGCCAAGGCCAAGGCGTGGGAGCCTGCCAGCGACGCCGACTATCAGGCGATGAGCCTGTCACGGAAGATCGAGGAACATACGCTGCTAGCAATGCAAGCAGATCGCCTTGCCGGGCCAATGTGGGGCAACGGCGCCCCGATACCGCTCGAGGAAATGCCGCCCGCCTATCACGACCACAAGGCCAAGGCTGCGAACCATCGTGCCGAGGCCGCCCGTCTTCGCGAAAAGCTGGCCAGCTACCGCAGCGAGGTCGCATGACCCGCTTCAACTGGACCCCCGAACGCCTCGCCACCTTGCGCCGCCTCTACCTGGACGAACAGCGCGGGCCGGTCGAGATCGCCCGCCACTTCGGCGACGGCTGCAACTGCGTTACGATCAGCTCCGCCGTCCGTATCCACAACATGAAACGCCCGCGCACCGCGTCAAACGGGTTTAACTGGACGCCCGAGGCGGTGGACGCCTTACGCCGGATGTACCCTGACCAGACCGTCACTTGCGCCATCATCGCCCGCAAGATTGGCAACGGCTGCACAGAGCGCGCCGTGATCCGCAAGGCGGCGCTCCTGAAACTGGCATCGCCTCGCACCCGCGTTCCCGGCGTCAAGCGCATTGCCCGCGTCCAGCGCATTCGCCCGATGAGCCCCGACAAGGCCCGGTTTATCGGATGGTTCCGCCGGGCGGGCTGGCCTGCCTCGGAGGTCGCATGGCTGTTTGACGTCCAGCCCGAACAGGTGGCCGCATGACCCGCCCCGTGCCCGCTATCATCTTCCGCATGTCTGAAGCCCTTGACGCTGAGATCATTCGTCAACGCCGGGGCGTGACCGGTCGGCCTTTCGATGCCCGGCTGGATCTCGACGCTGAACGGCTTGCCCGCGTGGCCTTTGACGTCTTCTGCGAGTGGATCAAGGAAGGCGGCTTTCCGCACGTTTATCGGTTTCTGAGGGATTTGCTTCGATGACCCGCACCCCCCGCCGCAAGAGGACCGACACCGCCGAGGCCCTGGCCGAACGTGAAGCCCGCAAAGCGCAGATTATCGCCCTGAAGGCCCAAGGCGTCCGCGTGGTGCATGACAACGAATATCGCATCATAGCCGCTCACCGGCTGGACGTGTTTAGCCTCCTGCACTCCCGCAAGGGGCCGCAGGAAGACGGCAAGCCCGGCAAGGCCGCGCTCACCGATCAACAGCTTCGGGCCGCCCGACGCCTCGAAAACCTCATCGCCATCGCCTACGGCCACGAACGCCCCGAAATCAGCATGGACCGGGTAGACAAGGCCACCGCCACCGCATCCGAACAGATCACCCAGGCGATGATTGACGCATCCCGGCTGTTGCAGATCGTTTTGAGCAAGTGCGGGCGCCGTGATGCCGAGCTGCTGTGTGCGCTCATGTCGGGGACAAACGCGCGGCTTGGGTCAGGCTGGCGGGACACGGTAGAGCGGATCACAGACGAAAGCCGCAAGGAAGCGCAAGCGGCGGTTATCCGGGCGGCGTGCCAGAATCTCGTGCTGGCATGGCAGGCGCTGGACTATGCGGCGCGGGAACGGAAGGCGAGGGCGGCGTGATACGCATAAAGTTCGGGATTTTTCGGGGTCTGGTACAGATAACCGCTTGCGCCTACCGATAATCCTTGTATAACTGAACTCACGAACGGGGCAGCGCCCCACCAGCTAGGACAAAGCAAATGATCCAGATGACCGAAACCGCCACCGGCCCCGCCTTCCAAACCGTCTCGCGCGGCGTAGCCTATCACCTCTGCCGCCTGGCTGGCCGCTGGTGCGTTCTTTCGACCCGTTACAGCGGCGCAGGCTTTGGCCAAGCCCGCTACTTCGATAGCCTCAAGGAAGTTGAAGCGGCCATCAAAGCGTTTGCTGGCATTTCGGCTTTGGCTGGCGCGGTGGCTCAATGAGCCCCGTTGTCACCGCCATGCGATACCACGCCGTGTCTGGCACATGGCGCCCCTTGCTCCGCGACGAGGAGGGCAAGGCGCATCAATTTTGGATCACGCAAGGCCCGCGGCTTGTGTCGGTTGCTGACAGCAGGAAAGAGGCGGAAACAATGGCCCGCAAAATTAAGGCTCCCGCATGACCGGCGACCAGCTTAGAGACGCCCGCGCCACTCTTGGCCATATGTGGGGCTTTGGCCGTCCTCTCCGCATGGCTGAGATGGGCCGGGCCTTGCGCCTTGGCGGTCGCGACCCCGGCGCCAGCATCCGCGACTATGAGCGCGGGACGACGCGGATCAGCGGCCCGATGAGCGTAGCCTTAGACATGATGCTCAAAGGCGCGTTGCCGCCTGATGGGCTGGACGCTTTGACGCCCTGACACTACCCCTTGCGCCGACGCACCGAATCAGCCATACATTTTGTATCCGGGGTCTTGCGCCTGTAGCGCAGCCCCGTTGAGTTTCGCGCCAACGCGCAACCCCCATCGCCCCCGGCATAGTCTCACCCATAGCAGACATTGCACAAACCTGACCTTGACCGGCGGGCGATACCCACACGTCAGCAACCCGAGAGGACTGACCATGCCAGCCGGAAGGCCGACCAAGTACGATCCGGCGTTTATCGACGAGCTTCTGGACGACGCGCGTAACGGCCTGAGCCTTACCGCTTTCGCCGGTAAGATCGGCGTGGCCCGTTCGACCATCAACGAATGGATGGGCGCGCAGCCTGCTTTTTCGGAAGCAGTAAAGCAGCACGCCGCTATTCGCACCCGCGTATTGGAGGAGGGGCTTCTGTCTGCCGACATGGGGCCGCGTGTTACCGCTCGCATCTTCGCCCTTAAGAACGCCGCTCCCGAGGAGTGGAAAGACAAGGTGCAGAACGAACACAGCGGCCCCCAAGGTGGCCCTATCCCTGTCGAGTGGGTGATAGTTGACCCTAAAGCTTGAGTGCCCAAGGGTCTTTGCTCCGCTGCTGCCCCCGGCGCGTTACAAGGGCGCCCACGGCGGGCGGGGCTCTGGCAAGTCGCACTTTTTTGCCGAATTGCTTGTGGCGCGCTGCGCTAGGCAAAAGACCGACGTTGTTTGCATCCGCGAAATCCAAAAATCGCTGGCGCAATCGGTCAAGAAGCTGGTCGAGAGCAAGATTGCCAAAATGGGCCTGTCGGATCGGTTCACGATCTTGAACACGCACATTGAGGCGCCATACGGCGGCGTCATCGTCTTTCAGGGGATGCAGGACCACACCGCCGAAAGCATCAAGTCGCTTGAAGGCTTCGACATAGCGTGGGTCGAAGAGGCCCAGTCTCTCAGCCAGGCCAGCCTAACGCTTCTCCGTCCGACGATCCGCAAAAGTGGGTCTGAGCTGTGGTTCTCGTGGAACCCGAACCGCAAGGCCGATCCGGTTGACGCGCTGCTGCGTGGGCCGACACCGCCGACCGGCGCCGTGATCGTTCAAGCCAACTGGTCGGATAACCCGTGGTTTCCCGCTGAGCTAGAGCAAGAACGCCGGGACGATGAGCGCGACCGGCCCGACAATTACGAGCACGTGTGGGACGGCGGATACAAGAAGGTGACTGAGGGCGCGTATTACGCTGCCGATTTGACCAAGGCCAAGAAAGAGGGCCGGATTGGCAAGGTCGCCGCAGACCCCCTTATGACGATCCGGCTGTTCTTCGACATCGGCGGAACGGGCGCGAGAGCGGACAGCCTCACCATTTGGGCGGCGCAGTTCATTGGTCGCGAGATCAGGTGGCTCGACTATTACGAGGCGCAAGGCCAACCGCTCGCCACTCACGTCAACTGGATGCGAGCGCAGGGCTATACGCCCGACCGCGCGCAAATCTGGCTGCCTCACGACGGGGCGAGCAACGACAAGGTTTTCGACGTCTCTTATGAGAGCGCGCTGCGTTCAGCGGGCTACACGGTCACAGTGGTCCCGAACCAGGGCAAGGGCGCTGCTTCCGCTCGCATTGAGGCCGGGCGGCGCTTGTTCCCATCGATGTGGTTCAACGCTGACACCTGCCAAGGCGGGCTGGACGCGCTCGGAGCCTATCACGAACAGAAACACGAAAAGACCGGCGTTGGCTTGGGGCCAAAGCACGATTGGTCGTCGCACGGCGCCGACGCCTTTGGGCTTGGCTGCGTCGCTTATGAAGAACCGATGATCAAGCGGCCTCGCCCTCAATCGCAGGTCGGCTCTTACGGATGGATGGGCTAGTGTCTGACGATATCCTAGACCAGGCCCGCGAGGCGTTTGAACAGGCGCGCGACGCCGAAAACGACAACCGCGAACTGTGGCTGGATGACGTCAAGTTTGCCCGTCTGGGCGAGCAATGGGACGAGCGCGTTAAGCAGCAGCGCGAGCTTGAACAGCGCCCGGTCTTGACCGTCAACAAGCTGCCCGCGTTCATTCGGCAGGTGGTCAACGATGCCAGGCAGAACAAGCCAAGCATTAAGGTTCACCCGGCGGATAGCGACGCCGATCCGGCTGTCGCGGACATCTACTCCGACCTAATCCGCAACATTGAGTACACGTCTGACGCCGACGTTGCCTATGACACGGCGATGGAGTGCGCGGTAACGGGTGGGTACGGGTTCTTTAGGATCAACACCAAGTACGCGACCGGCGACACGTTCGATCAGGACCTGTGCGTCGAGCGGATCGCTAACCCGCTGGCGGTCTATGGCGACCCCTTTTCCACGGCGGCTGATAGCAGCGACTGGAACAGCGCCTTTATCATCGACGTCATCAAGAAGTCGGTGTTCGAACGCGAGTACAAGGGCGCCGAGGCGGTCAACTGGAACGACGAGCCCTATTCCAGCCTGCGCGATCCGTGGATCTCTGACGATAGCGTGCTGATCGCTGAATGGTGGAAGCGCGACAAGGTAAAGAAGCAGATCCTCCTCCTCTCCAACGGCGAGGTTATCGACGCCAAGGTCTACGCGACGCACCAGGCGACGTTCGAGGCTGAGGGAATTACGGTGGTCGGCTCGCCCCGTGAGATCGAGGGCTACAAGGTCACGCAATACACCATGACCGGGGCGGAGGTTCTGTCTACGGTCGAGTGGCCGGGCAAGTATATCCCCATCGTCCCGGTGTACGGTGACGAGGTGAACGTCGAGGGCAAGCGGCATTTCCGCTCCCTCATCCGCGACGCCAAAGACGCGCAGCGGATGTATAACTACTGGCGCACGATGGCGACGGAGCTGGTAGCCCTTGCCCCCAAGGCGCCGTTTATCGGGCGTGTCGGTGCGTTTGAGACAGAGCGCGGCAAATGGGAGACGGCCAATAGCGCGACGCACGCCTTCATTGAGTACGACGGGCCAGAGGCTCCGCAGCGTCAAGGCTTCGCTGGCGTTCCGGCTGGCGCGCTGCAAGAGGCCC